TTCTGCGAGAACTTAGCCATTATCGACCTCTTCCGTTAGATTTTTGATTCATGGCACGAGCCATATTGCGACCGTATTTTTCCATGGATTCAGTAGTTACGCCACCTTTTGCCATCTTGTGCATACGCTTTTCGTGCGACTTAACTTCTTTACCAGCAATCTTTTTAACTTGCTTTGTGTCCATCTCGTACTCCTAGTTTATGGTTACGTTTGAAACTGACGTACTAGCTACCAAGTTGTTCGGGGTCAGTCCATTATCAATACTTCTTGCTCCGCCTACTGGGTTCCAGCCCCACTGGAATATACGGCTACCACCACTAGGATAACCACTCTGAGATGGTAATGGCCCAGAGTTAAAACTTGTTTGTAGTCCATTAAATCCAGACTGCCAGAAAGACACATCCGGTCTTGGCTGGCGCACTGCCTGCGGGTCATTCACAGGGTACATGCCTAAACTTAACTGTGGCTGATCCGGCTCCCAGCATGTCTTGCAAACTTTAATATTGACGTTCTTGGTTTTGATCGTCAACGTCTTCAATTCTTTTAACAAGTACCTAAATCCACAACGGTCACATTCCGCAATAGACTTTTTACCACTTGCATACTTACTTGGCATACATCACCTGTAAGTAATCATGCGAGGCACCAAACGATCTGGCGCTTTCTCGCGGTCTTCTCCTGCCGCCATTTCCCATGCCTCATCGTACTGAGCCTTCAGTAACTGTATGCGCTCTAAGCCGCCTGGCAGCTTCATAGCCAGCCTGTACGCTAGGCCGCAAATTAAACATTCTTGGAAACGGAATGGAATTTCTTCCACATTTACACCGTTACCAGCATCCACCATACGGCGCAGGCGATAGTAAACAAAATAATAGAATGGAGCTGTTACTGTTCCTTGGTCTGGAGAAGGCCATAAATATATCTGTGGCACCTTTGTTGTTGCACCAACCGCATCCGATGTCTGCCCCGAACGACGGTTTATCCAAACCTGTATCGGGCGACCTTGCGTTAATTTATTAGGTATCGTCGAATACGTAGATACGCTTATCCTATTAATATTAATGTCCGTTTGATTCGCTTCAGAGTCAGGATAGGTGCGAATAACATGTTCAATAAGATCAACAGTATCGTTAGGCAGGTCATAAATATACTGACCTTGTATCAAAGGAATGGTGCCAGTTTCAATAGTCCACAAGTTAATACCGCGATTGGCCCACTCTGTCAGTAACAGATTAAGACTGCGGCGCGCTGTGCGGAAGTCGTAACCAGTACGCAGCTCTAATCCATTGCGCTCAAACGCCTCCTCAACGATATCGTTAAGGGTAGGATTAAACGCTGTGGTACTAGTTGTGAATGCCATTACTTCTTCCTATATGCCTTTAGGCTATTACGCAAATTCATATTGTTAACGGAAACCTTTTTTTTGCTTTTAGCAGACGCTTTCTCAACAGCAGTAAGTACAGATGGTTTGCCTAATTCTTTAGCCCGCATCCCACCAATATTCTTCTGCGTAGACTTCTTAATACCACTTGGCGTTAATTTCTTAACCATTATCTAAACCCTGCTGTTTTCTTAGCAATGCCTTTAGGTTGGGCTACAAACTGTTTTCCTGCTTTCTTCCCTGCCCGCTTTGCCTTCGTCGTGGCGGCATACTCGGCTGGGCTTAGTGCCTTGATTGCCTTTTCTGGGAGATATCTCTCTCCGGTCTTTGACGATGGCTTTCCGCTTTTGGTTCTCCATTTCTGGTCTCCCCAGTTTTTTAACGATTGCTGTGGCGCTTTCATATTAGCTTAGTATTTTTCCGGTTTACATCACTTTTTTCAACACTAGAACTTTTACCTGCGTTCAACAATTTTAAGTCTTGCAAATGATCTGACCCCACAAAATAAACACCTTTGGGTTGTGAAAGCAACCACATGTCTCGATATTTATTTATTTTATCTGCCATATTCTTTGCTGGCGTACTGCCAGACTCCCACATATCTTTTTCACCGCTACTTATAAACTCCGCCACATTTTTTTTGGTTGCCTCAGTTTTACTGTTTTTTAAATACGTACCACCCATTGTTTTTAAAAACTCAGTTAGCGTATCAGCATCAAACCTGCGCTTCTTAAAATAACCGTACTCACCCTGCGTTTTAAGAAGTCTGTCAAAAATAGTGCCTGCACCTATCAGTATTTCTTTCTGCTTGTTAACCGCTGTGTTTGTAAAAATAACAAACAAAAACTCTTTTGGGTAACCCTTTACATCTTTTGCAAGAGCGTCGTCCCACGATCCTTGATACTTAATTCCAGGCATCCTGTCATCGCCGTTACCCTCGTACCAAGCTCCGTACTTACCAATAGCAGCTTTAACTTCTGGCGATACTGCTACGCTTTTGCCGTGTACCTGACCCACAAACATTAGGTCAGGACGAACCTGTAACACACTCATTTAACCTTTGTACCCGCCGCCAGCGGCTTTGTACTTCTTAGCCATTAGCTGGGCTTTGCGAGCTGACCACTGTCCTGCGCCCGTACCCTGAACTGCGGCGGCTTTAACACTATTGAAAATACGCTTACGTAACTCTGGCTTGGTGTAATTGCCAGACTCATTTACCTTAGACTTACCACCCTCAGCATAAGATGCGGTCTTGGCTGCGTTAGCAAAGTCTTGTTTTTTTGGAGCGCCAGAAGAACCAGGACTGCGCATTTTCTCACCACTGCCAGAAGCGATACGTTTCTTCTTGGCTGCGATATTTGCATAAAGACCACCACCCGCAAAAGTCTCAACCTCATTAGGATTGTCTTTGCGAGTGATCTTCTTTTTACCCGGCATCTTAGATGGATTAATAGCACCCATACCGCGTGAGGCTCTCATTAGCAGGCCCGTCCACCCTTGTTCATCTTAGCCATACCGCCTTTTTTCATGCCGGTAGAGCCAGCCATTTTAACCATCGTGCCTTTGGTTTTGCCTTTCATAGCAACACCGTCTTTACTAGGAGCAGCAGTCTTTACTTTGCCCATTGATGTCATACCACCGGATGCCATCTTTTTCATAGCCATGCCGCCTTTAGCCATCTTGCCTTTGCCATCAGCAGCAAACGCTGGAACTTTTACGCCATCTTTCATAACCATAGGCATACCGCCATCAGCGTATCCACCCATAGCCATCTTCTTCACCATGCCGCCTTTTTTCATGCCAGCCTCAGACATCTCATGTTTGATCATGGACTTAGGAGCGCCTTTAGATTTCATGAACGACACTTCCTTCTTAACCATTTTCTTTGACTCAGCCATACCGCCTCCTGATTTAGTAAATTCCTTACCCACACTCTGCGGCACACCGGCCTTTTTGGCAAACGCAGGGTTGTGAGCTACCGCCTGCATAAACCTTTCCTGCTTTTTACTCACGCTAGGCACGAGTCTTTCCTCTAATAGCGCAACCATCTGCACGGGAAGAAGCACTGGAAACTTTTCCACCCTTCTTAAATGTCTGCATAGGTTGTTGCTGTGGATTAGGAGCGCCTGCATTAGCCTGTGGCTGCATGTTAAACGTCTGATTAGTGCCGCCATTCTGACCGCCAGCTTGAGGCTGATTGCCATAGAAAGGATACGTAGGCTGCTGTGTCATGCCGCCGTCTGCGTACTTTTTCACTTTGCCGCCCTTCTTCATAGGTGGTGCTTTATCAAAAGCTTCTCGTGCTTTCTTTTGACGTTCATCAGCTTTCATGTTTTCAAAATCTTGGCGTAAGTTCTTTTCAGCAGATGATTGATCTGTACCTTCATTAGTTCCAGATTTTTTATATGGAGTAGCAGTTTTTCCTATTTCACCCGGTTTTGCAGGTTTAGGATTAGGAAGTGGTTTAACGTCATCATCTAACCTAATACGTTTACCGGGTTTAGGTAATGGAAATGCTGTATTCATATCATCCATTCTGGTAGCCATTAGCACATCTTTCCGCGAGTTTTACCGCGCTGGGCTATGCCATCACCACGGCTAGATGCACTGGAAACTTTTCCGCCGGATGCCATCTTGATAGAGCCGCCAGCTTTGCGGCCTTTCATCTTGTCGTACATGGATGAGCTATAAGGCTTGCTGGCATTTGCCACGGTGCCCATAATAGCTTCTCCAATTTTACGCAGAGGAGGAACTTTTTTATCATCAGTTTTAAGCGGGAAAGATTGATCAGCACGATCTCTATCACGAGTAGGAAATGATTGAGATTCTGGTTTTGCAGCCGCTTTCTTTACTGCCTTCTTCTTTACTACAGGCATCTTTACTTCATTATCATTGCGCTCAAACTTTGATTCGCCTGACTTAAAACCAGAAGCTATGCCTCGCGGCGATTCTGTCTCAGTGTCTTCTTTAATAGATTCAGAAATGTATTCTTTTGGGCCAGAGAAGGGCGATGTAGCACCAGCGCGTTTACCCATAGTTTCGTAATCATCTACACCACTAGATGTTGGACGATCTTCTGTTGCACTTGATTTACCGCCAAGCGTAATACTTCTTGTTAGTTTTGGCATGTTACGACCATAGCCGCCAAATTTACTATCTTCAGCTATTTCATCATCGCTACGTGTGCGAACCACTTCACCAGAACCAGAACGAACTGGATTACCAGAACTGTCTGTAAGCATTCCTTTTGCGTATTTTTTAACTTTGCGTTTCATGACTTATCCTTTTTGGGAAATAAGTTGATCAATTTTTGCTTCAAGCCTGTTAAAGCGTTGATCAATGTGGTCTGTAATCCGTTCAACTTCTGCATTAGTGACGTTATCACGGGCAATCTCCTCACGAGTCTTGTTCAACAAGATCGTAATACGCGCCAGTTCAGCAAACTTTTCATGCGCTATATAAGCAAAAAGACCAGTGAACAGACTTAATACAGTCATCCATAGTCCATTTATATCTAACATTTCCACTTCCTCAGCGATTTGTTAATCCGACTATCTGGATCTTTTGCTGTCTTTGGGGACGTCAACTTGCTCTTCATCCCCTCCATCCGCGCACAGAATGACTTCTTCCGTGAGCCACCTTCTGGCTGAGGGGCTTTCAAACCTGGCTTCTTCGGATTGGCTGCGTTGTAGGACGCCCGTCCTTTGGCGTTTAATCCGCCCGACGGAGCTTTTCCTTCCTTGCGCTGCCATGCCGGAGTCTTAGCCATAGAATGTTGTTATTGCGCTTACGTTAGACATTTCTGCGTAAATGCTGGTAGGAAAAACTATACCCTCGCCCGGCAAAAGCACATAGATAGTAAATACATCGTTTGTACCTACGTCAATTTCGCAAAAAATTGTTCCGTTAGAACCTCCGTCACGAAACTTAACAAAACCGTCACCACCATTCCCTCTGAAAGACGAGCTTTTTAAACGCGCTCTACCATTAAAAATAGTGCCAGACGATGTTAAATGCGTTGACTTAACGTCTGTTTGCATAGCCATATAGGCCCCCTATTAGACGTTCTCTTGACCGAACAAATAGTCAGTGACAAAGTAAGTAACAAAACCAGCCACAGAACCTACGCCTGAACTTGCGCTTGAAATTGTCAATACTGTGTTGACAGAAGCATTAGCTACAGTGCCAAGACCAGCGCCGTTACCTACGCCGCCAACAACAATTACGCGGTTACTTGTAACAGCCGCTGTGTTTGCGTAGAAAGCTGCATCAGATACACCACCAGTAATGGTTGTATAACCAATGTTGATTGAGCCAGATGTAATAGGGCTAGTAATAGTAACTTCCGTTACTACAGCATTAGCTGGAAGAATGACTTGCGAACTTAAACCAGAAGCTACTACAGCATTGCTGGTTACAGATACGTTAGCATCAAAAAAAGTGGCGGTCATTAACATCGAACCGCAATAGGCTTGACGGGTCGTGTCGCCGCCGCCAGATCGCCAAATACTTTGGGTGGTTGATAAAGGCATTTAGATTGTCCTCACATGCGAGTTAGGTAATGGCAATCTGCATGTAGTCAGCCGGGACTGTTTGCCATACCGGAAATCCCGGAATTTGTAAGTTTATAGCATAAAACTATGGAAAAAGGGGACTTTCATCCCCTTTTTCTATCACCACATTAGGCGCCAGGTGACGCAAACATACCTAGTGGATCACTGAATCCAAAAGAGTAACGCTCACGAGACTTGTAACGCACGTTGCCTGTATCAAAGTCACCATCCATAGAGTTTGATAACGGTGTACGAATGAAGTGCTTCATACCGTTAGGAACATCCGTGGTTAGGAACCATGCGTTTGTATCAGTCAAATAGTGGTTGATTGTGTAGCCTTCAGGAATCGAACCATTGTTCTTCAACGCGTTGATATCGTTGTCGTTAGTGCCAACACGGAGGCTGGTTTCTAACAGACGAGTAGCAACGAACTGGAGAGCTGATGGAACAATCAACTTGCGTGGCTTAGAAGCAATCAACAGATCACGTTCATCTGTCCATGCAGCAATTTGAATAACTGCGTTTTCCAACGAAGTCTCATTCAAATCAGATGGAGTAGCTGGCGTGTTGCTGTTAGTGCCGCCAGAGACTAATGGATGCGCTGTTGAGAAGAGAGCAACGCCATCGCCGCCAGGGAAACTGGAAGAAAAGCCATTGTTCAAAACTGCCGCAGCTTTGACTTGTTTTGTGTACGCCATAGCACGAGCCAAGCCCTTTGTATAACGAGCCGACAGGCTGTCGTACAAGTTATCTTCGATGGCCTCTTCGGTCAGCGAGAAACCTAGAGCAATAGTTTCGTGGTTGTAGCGTGCAGTAAACGCTTCTTGTGCATTGTCATAAGCAATTGCACTGCCCTCGTTTTTCACAGGGGCGGCGCTAAAGCCAGACAATTTTGTTTCTTCTTCAAAAGAACGCTCGGAGGTCTCTGTTTCGTAGATCTCTTTGTGCTCTTCGCCGTAACGGGCATACTCCAAACCGAACAAAGCGTTCAGGCCAGGGAGCAGCTCTTTCAATAGTTGTGCGCGTGAAATAGCCATGATTTAGCTCCTTAGATGCCTGTCGGATTCAGATACGAATGACCGCCAGTAACAACAGTAGCCACAGTATTGCCGGGGCTAGTGAAGGTTGACACCATGAACGGTGCATTAAACTTACAAATAAACTCGCAGAAACCGTTTGAGCCATTAGAAGTATCAGGAACAAAGTCAACAATACGAATTGGGAACGATGCTGTAGTTGCGACGTTACCGCCAAAAATACCAACAGCAGAATCACCAGAAGTATTAGAACCAGCGTTCTGTACCAAAACAGCATTTGAACCAACTAGCTCTGAGCTAAAGAAAGCTACAGTTGTACCAGTTGAAACAGTTGCTACTTTAAACAGAATATCAGGATCGTCAACTACAAACGCTTCGATGTCTGAGGCTGCTGTGCTTGCAGTATAAGACTGTGCAAAAGTTTTTTGACTTGTTGTTGGATTTGTAAAACTACAACCAACAAAAATGCCAACCGGTGTTGCTGTGCTAGTGCCGGTATCCTTTTGGATAGTTCCGTCAGCAGCAAGCTTTACCACATCGCCATTGTAAATACTTACGGCATAGCCGCTTGCAATTCGCAGTTGACGAATGGAACCGGCGTACACCTGACCGCCGATCAAATTGATCGGCTTTAGCCCATAGGGCTTAGATACAGTTGGATATGCCATGTTTAACTCCAATAAATTTTCTAACCACTACCTTTTGTAGTCGATGATTTTGACTCTTTAAATAGTGGCATACGAGGGTCGTTTTGCCGCATTAGATTGTTATCAACGGCCTTAATCTGATCAGCAGATTGCCTGAGATAGTGACTATTACGCTGGTCTACAAACTCAAGTGGCGTCTTACAAAGTAACAATCCGCCGACTTCAACACAGTCTTTATATCGACTGTTCTCATCGACTAGCAGTTCAAATGCTGGTTGCTCTTCAATCTTTACTGCTTCCCAACCTTCTGTGCGTTTGGCAGAGTAGTTTCGGGGATCAGGATTTCCTTGCAGCCCAACACGAATCCATCTATACGCATATCCTGG